GTACTCGCGGCTGCTTTGCTGCTCGTGTTTCGACCGTCATCACCACAGCAAGTTTCGTACCAAACCTGCCGCCGGCGCGCTCGTGGCTGTGTGGTACGCGCGCGTGTGGGGATCTATCTGTGTGTGTGCTCAACCGTGGGGATCTAGCGGTGTCTATGTGCCCGTGTGTGCCTGCGCTCGCTGCAGGCGGCGCTTGTGTGTGCTCGTGTGTGTGTGTGTGCTCGTGGCGTGGCTCGTGGCGCTTGGCCTCGCGTGGCTCGCTGTGGTCATTCGACCGGCCGGCCTGGCGTTCGCGTAGGGTCCTCCCCGTGGGGGTGCCGGTCCGCGGGTGAAGGCGAGGTCGAAAGATGACCACGCACCGAGTTTTTTTTACGGACTTTAGTTTAGTTTCGGAAGGAGGGGGGCCGTGGCTGACAAATCTCTCGAGGCGCTCCGGGCTCACGTGGCCGGCTGCTCCGCCTGCACCGCGGCGAACCGACGCGTGAACGATTTTTGCACGGACGGCCAAGTTCTTTTCCTGGCGTACGCTGCCGGCCACTCTCCGACCAGCGTCCAGGAAGCAGAAATCACGCCGGAGCAGTACCAGCAACTGCTCAAGCACGCGCGGCGCCGGCTCCGGCAGGCGGGGAGGAACTGACGCCAATGAAAATCGAGATGTGGGCGGTCGACCGCGTACTCCCGTACAAAAAAAATCCGCGGCGTAACGAGGACGCCGTCGAGAAAGTGGCGCTGTCCATCAAGGAGTTCGGTTTTAAGCAGCCCATCGTGGTGGACAAGGACTCCGTCATCATCGTCGGCCACACCAGACTGCTCGCTGCTCTCCGGCTCGGCATGAAGGAAGTCCCCGTCCTCGTGGCGCGCGATCTCACGCCGGCGCAGGTGAAGGCCTACCGGCTCGCCGACAACCGCGTTCACGAAGAGGCGGAGTGGGACGAGGAGCTCCTGGCGCTCGAGCTCGGCGATCTCTCAAAGCTCGGGTTCAATCTCGAGGCGACCGGATTCGACGCCGACGAAATCAACGCGCTCCTGAACATCGACCAGGGCGGTCTCTTGCCTGGCGCCGAAGAGGACGCCGTGCCGGCCGTGCCGGCGAAGCCGGTCACGTTTCCTGGCGAGCTCATCCAGCTCGGGAAGCACCGGCTCATCTGCGGGGACTCGACCGACCCGTTCGTCATCGAGAAACTTTTCGCCGGCGCGAAGGCCGACGCGGTCTTCACCGATCCGCCGTACAACGTGAACTACGAGGGCGGCGCCGGGAAAATCAAAAACGACAACATGGAGAACGGCGACTTCAGAAAGTTCCTGCTCCGCGCGTACTCCGTCATGTTCCGCGTCCTGAAGGACGGCGCCGCGGTCTACGTTTGCCACGCTGACACCGAAGGCCTTAACTTTCGCGGCGCGTTCATCGACGCCGGGTTCAAACTCTCCGGCTGTCTGATTTGGTGCAAGGACTCGCTCGTGCTCGGCCGAAGCGACTACCAGTGGCAGCACGAGCCGATCCTCTACGGCTGGAAACCGAGCGGGCCGCACAAATGGTACGGCGACCGGAAGTCCACGACGGTCTCCGAGTTCATGCTCGAGGCGCCGCTCACCCAGGTCGAACCGAATCTCTACCGGCTCCGGCTCGGCGACCAGTGGTATCAGATCCGCGGGGAGAAACTGGTTATCGAGGAACTGCAGACCAGCGTGGTGAAAATCCCGAAGCCGAAAAAAAGCGACGAGCATCCCACGATGAAGCCGGTCGCGCTCATCGACAAGATGCTACGCAATTCCACGAAGAAAAAAGACGTGGTCTTCGATCCGTTCGCCGGCTCCGGCTCGACGCTCATCTCCTGCGAAAAGTTCGGCCGCACCGCGTACCTGTGCGAGCTCGAGCCGAAGTTCTGTGACGTCATCGCTCTCAGGTGGGAAGAGGTCACGGGGAAGAAAGCAAAGAGGGAGGGACGCGTATGAACTACCCGCTGAAAGACTTCGCGGAGTTTTGGAAGTTCGACGGGCGGAAAGTCGGGCTCGCGATCCGCTGTCCAAACTGCGGCAGCCAGCGCATGGCGTTTTTCAGAAACCCCATCGGTGGAGGAGCGCCGGCGAAGACACAGGGCGACATGTGGAACCGAACCGGCGAGACGCTCGAAACTCTTTCGCTCACGCCGAGTTTCCGGGCCATCGATCACTACCACTCCTGGATTAAGAACGGGGAGCTCCAGGTCGACTCGCCGTTCGCCTGCGTCGCCGCGGCGGCTCGAGGCACCCAGGACCCGGTCAAAGGCTAGGCGGATGGCCGCCGTCGCCGCCGACAAAATCGCGCAGGCGCTCAATCTCACCGAGCAGCGCGTCCACCAACTCGTGAAGGAAGGCCTCCCGAAAGAAGGCCGCGGGCAATACGACCCGGTCAAATGCATGCTCTGGTACATCCGGTACCTGCAGAATGCGCTCGAGAAGAAGGCCGTTCCCACGCTCGACGGCGGGTTCGTCGGCGAACGCGAGGAGCGCGTGCGGCTGCTCCGCGCTGACGCGGATCTCCGGGAGATGGAGCTCGCGCGCGAGCGCGGTCTGGTAGTGGCGCTCCCCGATATCGAGGCGCGGCTCACCGACCTCGTGCTCACAACGAAGGCGCGCATCATGGCGATCCCACCGCGGCTCGCGCCGGACCTCGTGGGCGAAACGTCCCGCATCATGATTCAGGCAAAGCTCGAGAAGGCCTGCAAGGAAGCGCTCGCGTATCTGGCGAAGGCGATACCCGATGGCGGAAACACAAACCCACCCGAGCGCACTAGTTAACTTCGCCGCGGTCCTGGCGCGCGTTTACAACCACTACGATCCTCCTCCCGATATCAGCGTGTCCGAGTGGGCCGTCAGGAACCGTGTGCTGCCGAAAGGCACGACGTCCCGGCCGGGTCCGTTCAAGCCGGAGAAATTCCAAATCGAAATGATGGACGTGGTCCTCGACCCGCTCGTGCATGAAGTGGTGATTCAGAAAAGCACGCAGGTGGGCTACTCCGACGCGGTGATCAATAACATCTGCGGGTACTACGTCGACGCGGACCCGAAGCCGATCATGCTCGTGCAGCCGACCATCGAGAACGCCAAGGACTACGGGAAGAAGCGGATCACGCCAATGATCGAATCCTGTCCGGCGCTCCGCCTGAAAATCAAACCGCCGACCTCTCGGCGCGCGGGGAACACGCTCGCGCTGAAGGAATTCCCTGGCGGGTTCCTGAAACTGACCGGAGCGAATTCCGGCGCCGGTCTCCGCTCCGATCCCGTCCCCGTGGTGCTGTTCGATGAGGTCGACGGTTACCCCATCGATGTCGACGGCGAGGGTGACCCGGTCGCCATCGGCACGCGGCGCACGGACGGTTACGCGGATTATAAAATCGTGAAGGGCTCCACGCCGGCGAAACCTAAAGGGATCTCACCCATCGAGCGGGACTTCCTCCGGTCCGACATGCGGCGCTTCCACGTCCCGTGTCCGTTCTGTTCCGTCCGGCAGCCGCTGCGCTGGCGTGACCCGACTCCGCCGGCCGGCTCCGGGATGTACCGCCTCTTCTATTCCGTCGACGCCGACGGCCAGGTCGACCCGAAGTCCGTCGCCTACATCTGCTCCGGCTGTCAGAAGCACATCCCGGAACGCTACAAACAGCAAATGCTCAACGCTGGCGAGTGGCTCGCCGAGTTCCCGGACCGTGCGACCGTGGGCTTCCACATCAACGCGCTGTATTCGCCGTGGCGGGAAAACTGGAACGCGCTCGCGCAGGAGTGGCATGACGCCAACAAGGAAAACAACCCGGAGAAACTGAAGGCCTTCATCAATCTCCGGCTCGGCGAAACATGGGAGGAGCAGGGTGACTCCGTCGAGGCGCTCACGCTGAAGAGCCGGGTCGAGCCGTATCAGGCGGAAGTCCCCGACGGCGTGGGGCTGCTCACCGCGGCCGTCGACGTCCAGGCCGACCGCCTCGAGTGTGTGGTGAAGGGGTGGGGCGACAAAGAGGAATCCTGGCTCATCGCCTATCAGCAACTCTTTGGAGATCCCGGCCAGGAGGCCGTGTGGAACGAACTCGATTCGTTCCTGCTCTCGACGTGGGAGCACAGCTCCGGTCAGAAAGTTCGAATCGCCTGCACCATGATCGACTCCGGCGGCCTGCACACCGACTCCGTCTATCGGTTTGTCCGCGCTCGGCAGGCGCGGCGAATCTTCGCGCTCAAAGGCTCGAGCGAATCGGGGAAGGAAATTCTCGGGAAGTTCTCGATCAACAATCAATACCGCGTGAAGCTCTGGCTCATCGGAACCGACACGGCGAAGGACCGCATCTTCGCTCGAATGAAAATCCCAGGACCCGGTCCTGGCTTCATGCACCTGCCGGACTTCGTCGAGGACGAGTACCTGGCGCAGCTCACTTCCGAGAAGGCGGTTCGTCGCTATCGCCGCGGCAAGGGCACCACGCGGGAGTACATCAAAACGCGCGCGCGTAACGAGGCGCTCGACCTCGAGGTCTACGCGCTTGCTGCTCTCTATGTCCTCGGCCAGGCCACGATCCGCAAGCTCGGGGAACTGGCGGCCGCGCTCCGGCTCCCCCCGACCGAGCCTAGCGGCGGGCCACAGGGCGGCTCTGGCGGGCCATCCGAGGGGCCTGGCCGTGCCGGCGGGGGGTCTTCTTGGGTCCAGGGATGGCGTTAATCGATTGGAACGTATTACCACTATGATACGTATAATAACTGTACTTCTCCTCCGAAGTGAGCGAAACTCTGTGTGTGGCAAGGAACCAAAACACGGAGGCTTCAAAAGTGAAAACGAAACCAGGAACGGCAAACCCCGCAGCGGCTCTACTGGCCGTGGCAAACGCAATCGTCGAGTCTGTGGCGGTCGCCGGCGCGGCCGGCGCTCCGAGCGGCCTCTTGTACGCCGCGCTGATGGGCCACGGCGTCTCGCTCGAGAACTACCAGATCATCATGGGCGTCCTGGTCGAAACCGGGAAGCTCCGCAAGGCCGGCGACCTGTACTTCGCGGTGCAATCGTGAAATCCCCGACGCGCTGGACCGGCTCCTCCGCTACTCGCTGGACTTGCGTTTACCACGCCGACCTCGGCGCCGCGTTCGCGGCGTTCGGTTACCAGGGTTACGACCTCGACGAAAATCCCGGCTATGTCTGGACTTCGCCGTGTGAAGGCACGGGGTCCGTTCCTAATTTCCTGTACGCCGTGGTCCTGGCCGACGGCCGTGTGGCGGTCCCGCAGTTCGGCGACGAGGAGGCCGTGGTCGCCACAATCGAAGAGGCGGAAGAAATCGTGCGCCGCATGGCGCTCGAAGAAATGGGAGAGGTGCTCTGATGAACTCCTGGCGCCGCTTGCAGCCGATCCGCTCCATCGCGGAACTCTTGAAGCACGACGTTCCGTATCCCGTGGCTCCGGTCACCATCCTGTTCGAACGCTCGGCCTGGCGGAAGCTCTCCGGGTATCTCTGGAGGAACTCGTGATTCGTATCCCACCAAAGGACAAGGTCTCATCGTCGGCGTTAGTACTCACTACGCAGGAAGTCCGCGACCAACTGAAAGTCATCGCTGCTCTCACGCGGTCGACGATGAAGGAAGTCCTGGCGCGCCTGGTCGCCGCGGAATTGAAGCGCGTCGCGCCGGTCGCGAACGAGTACAAGGCAGGCAAGTCATGACCGCCGTCGCTCTCGCCGGCGCTCTCTTTGTTGGCGTCCAACCGTCGGAGGACGGCTCTCTGGTTCTGTTCCGCGACCCGGTCACCGGGTCCTGTCTCGCGTTGTTCGAGAAAGGTCTCACCGTCGGCCGGGTCCTGGCGCGGCTCGAGGACTCGCGGAAACTCTTCGGGGTGAAGTCGTGAAGAGGCTGCCCCGATGAAATCCTTCAGCGTCACCGGGTTCTTTCCCGAAGTGAAGGCGCACCTGGCCTGGCAAACCGTCACGGTCCACGCCGGAAGTTTTGACGTGGCCGCCGGCCGCGGTCTTAAAGCTCTCCGCACGCGTCCGGGCATTGCTGGAAAGCGCATCACGGAAGTTCGCGTCACGATCAAGATGTCGGAGACTGAGTTAAACTCAGTCAACGGAGGGAAGTCATGAAAAAGGTAATTGTCGGGTTCGTTCTATTGCTGGCGATCCTCGCCGTCTCTGTCATGCACAAGAGCACGAAGGCGCGGATGCAAGTCCAGGCGCAGACGGTTCAGGCCGCGGCGGAAACGCGGCCGCGCTCGCTCGAGCTCCTGAAACATCCCAAAGTGCGCGCGGCCTGCTCCGCGCATCCCGAGTGGGAGATGGAAGTCTGCCAGTCCATCGACCAGGGAGAGGTCTCGATTGGAATGACCGCCGACCAGGTGCGGCTCTCGTGGGGGAAACCGGAAAAAATCAACGCCACGCTCTCCTCCGAACGTCAGCGGGAGCAGTGGGTATACGGGAAGCAGTACCTCTACCTGCAGAACGGTGTTCTGAAGTCGATGCAGACGCCAAGGTGAAGAACGCGTAAAATAGAAACCGCGACACCCGAATCCCCTCGCTGTGCCCCCCTCTTCTGTTTTTCCCAGCAATTGCTGCTCCCGAGCGCTACTCGGGAGCAGTTCCCATTGCCTGAACTAACAACTGAGTAAGTCTCTGGTATATGTCCGCGCGGCAAACAGCGTAGCTTTTCCCTCAGTGCCTCCAATCATCCCCGATCTCGTGCCGGATCACTTTCCCGCGGGGACGACTGTCAAGTTCACGCGAACCCTCGACGACTTCCTCCCGTCCGATGGCTGGTCCTACACGATCTACCTGAACGGTCTCACCCAAAAGTTCAGCAAGGCCGCCACGATCCTGGCCACAAATGTTTTTCAGATCGAGTTCGTTCCCGCCGACACCGCGGCTCTAGTTCCGGGCCCCTATCGCTATGCCGAGCGGCTCGTGAACGACGGCTCCGTCGACTCGACGCTCGCCGGCGAAACCTACGACATCACGGGCGATGAGCTCGTGATTGTGATCGAGCCGAACGTGGCCAGTGCGGCCGCGGGCGCGTTCAATACGTGGGAGGAGCAAGCTCTCGTGGTAGTCGAGGCCGCGCTCTCTGGCCGGCTCACGTCCGGGATTCAGGCGTACCAAATCGCCGGCCGCTCCGTCAGCAAAATGACGGTTACCGAACTCCGCGAGACCCGCGGCCTGCTCCGCGCTGCAATCTGGCGCCAGCAGCATCCTGGCCAGCTCGGCGTCCCCTACCGCGTGACATTCCCGCTCGAGGAAGAGAGTCCTGATTACCCGCCGACCTGGCAGGACGTGACGGGCCTCGAGCGATGAACTGGCTCCGCAAGCTCGGCAACCTGCTAACCGGGAAGCGCGCGACCACGGTCTACAACGGCGCGATGGGCGGCCGGCTCACGATGGACTGGGTCGCGGCGATCCTTTCCGCGGACCAGGAAATCAAAGGAAACATGCGGCTGCTCCGCGCGCGCGCGCGTGAGCTCTCGCGCAACAATCCCGTCGCGAAGTCCTACCTGAAAATCCTCACGTCGAACGTGCTCGGGGAAAAAGGAATCGGCTACCAACCCCAGGTGCGGAACAATGACAAAACCCTGAACACCGCATTCAACGAAAAGATTCAGGACGCGTGGCTCGAGTGGGGCCAGGCGGGGAACTGCACGGTCGACGGCAAACTCTCTTTCCGCGGTGTGCAGACGCTCGTGCTGAAAAACATCGCGACCGACGGCGAGGTCTTCGTTCGGAAGGTTATGGGCTTCCCGAACAAGTACCGGTTCGCGCTGCAGCTCATCGACGCCGACCAGGTGGACCATCTCTTCACTCGCGCCGCGTCGCGAGCCGAGAATGAAATCCGCATGGGTGTCGAGGTCGACACGTGGGGACGTCCGGTCGCGTACCACGTAAACGAAAAGCACCCGTCCGATCTCGGCGGCTCGCTCGTGCGGACGCGAATCCCCGCGGACCAGATTTTGCATCTCTACGATCCCGAGCGCGTGAATCAAACGCGCGGGATCACATGGTTTCACCCGTGCATGGTCGAGATGCGGATGCTCGGCGGCTACGTCGAGGCTGAACTTGTCGCTGCGCGCACGGGCGCCGCGAAGATGGGGTTCTTGAAGCACACCGACGTCGGCGCCTACGACCCGCCGAACGCCGACGCGAAGTACCGCATCGAGGCGCAACCTGGCGTGATTGAAACTTTGCCGCCTGGCCTCGACTTCCAGGCGTGGAGTCCCGAGCATCCCGCCTCCGCGTTCCCGGCGTTCCTGAAGGCCATGCTGCGGTTCGTCGCATCGTCGATGGGTGTCTCCTACAACGCGCTGGCGTCCGACCTCGAGGGAGTGAACTACTCCTCCATGCGCTCCGGCCTGCTCATCGAGCGCGACCAGTGGAAAATGCTCCAATCGTTTTTGAAGGAGCAGATGCTGCAGCCAATCTTCAATCCGTGGATCTCGATGGCGCTGCTCTCGGGTGTGCTCGTGCTCGACTCGCGCGATCCGGCACGGTTCTGTGCCGGCAAGTGGCAGCCGCGGGGCTGGGCATGGGTCGATCCGCTTAAGGACGTGCAGTCCACAATTCTTGGAATCGGCGCCGGCCTGCAGACGCGGGACGCGGCGATCTCCGAGCAGGGCGGCGACTTCGAGGAAGTCTTCGAGCAGCTCGCGGAAGAGGAAAAGCTCGCGGACACCTACGACCTCCATCTCACGATCACCGCGAAGGCTCCCATCGTCGACAAGGGTCCGAAGGATGCCGTGGTGGAGGAAGACAACCCGGACAACCCGGACGAGGCGGCCGACGACGCCGCCGATGACAAAGAGGACGGGAAAAAATCTGCGGCGGCTGGGTCTCGCCGTCTCATTCCACTGAGGGGAAAAAAATGAGCGTAACGAAAACAAGACTTGAGGGCACACTGCCGATGCTCACCAGGGAGTTCGAAATCCTGGAAATGGTTCCCGTGGCGAAGCGGGTCCTCACCGCCGAAGAGAAGGCTGCTCGAGAATTGCGCCGCAAGGCGCGGGCCGACGCCGGCGAGAAACCGGACCCGGAGGACGAAGACGAAGTCGAGGCCGGCGCGGACGAGGACCGTTTCGACATTTCGATCTCCTCCGAGACTCCTGTGGAGCGATGGTTCGGGAAAGAAATTCTCGACCACTCTCCTGGCGCCGTGGATCTCTCTCGCGCAAAAAAGGGATTGTCGTTTCTCGACTCGCACGATGCGAAGGCCGTCATCGGGATTGTCGAGAAGTCGAAAGTCGGCGACGACAAAAAGCTCCGCGGTCAGCTCCGGTTCTCTCGTAGCGCGCCGGCGCAGGCCGTCAAGCGGGACATTCAGGACGGCATTCGCCGGTTCATCTCCGTCGGCTACGCGGTCAACGAATACACGCTCGAGAAGGCCTCGAAGGACGAGGGCGAGACGTATCGTGCGACCAAGTGGACGCCGATGGAGGCGAGCTCTGTGGCTGTGCCCGCGGATCTCAGCGTGGGGCACGAATCTCGCGCGGGCGAGAAGGTCTTTCCGGTTTTAGTTCGCAGTGCTAGTCCGGCTTCCGAGCCGAATCTCAAGGAGGATACCGTGGAACCATCAACTGTCGTAGCAGATGCACGGGCCGCCGGCGCTGAAATTATTCGGCTCGGCAAGGTCCACAAAATCGATCCCGACCGCGTGGCGAAGGCCATCGCGGAAGGGGAATCCGTCGACGCGTTCTCGCGCTTCACGCTCGAGGAAATCACCAAGCGCGGCGCCGCTCCGCTGCCGCAGCCGGCAGCCGAAGGCGCGGACCGCCTGGCGCTGACCGAGAAGGAGCAGAAGGAGTACAACCTGGCACGCGGGATCATGTCCGCCGTCCGCAACATCGAGGCGTCCTCGACCGGCGCAGCGGCGCGCGCGAATTGTTTCGAGATGGAGATCTCCGATTCCATCGAGAAGAATTGGACGGCCGAGCGTCACGGCGGCCTCTTTGTGCCGTGGAGTCTCCGTCACGCCTGGACGCCGGAGCTCGAGAAACGGTTCGCCGGCATGTTGAAACCCCGCGGCGAACGCGCGGGTCTCGACTCCGCGACCGCCACAGCCGGCGCCGAACTGAAGTACATCGAGCCGGGGGAGTTCATCCAGTACCTCTACAACCGGATGCGCGTAAAGGAACTCGGCGCGCGCACGATCTCCGGGCTGCGCGATAACGTCGCGTACCCGAAGCAAACCGGCAAAGCGACCGGCTCGTGGGTGGGTGAAAATCCCGGCGTCGACGTGGCGGATACCGCGCTGACGCTTGGCTCCATCGCGAGCTCGCCGAAGACCTACCAGTCTTCCTCGAGCTATTCGAGGCAATTACTCGCGCAGGCGGTGATCGATGTCGACACCCTCGTGCGGGAAGATCTCGGCCGCGACATGGCGCTGGCCGTCGACAGCGTGGCCATCGTCGGCGGGGGCTCGAATCAACCCGTCGGAATCGGCGCCACGGCCGGCGTTCAGTCCTACGTCGTAATCGCTGACGCCGGTAATGGCGGCGCTCCAGCGTGGGCGGACATCCTCAAGATGACCAGATTGCTCGAGGATGCGAACGCCGACCAGCTCGGCGACGGCGGATGGCTCACCACGCCTGGCATCAAAGCCACGCTGAAAGGCCTCCCGCGCTTGGGGAACACCATCGGCCTCCCGATCTGGACCGATGCAAACACCGTCGACGGCTACAAGGCGGCCTCTTCGAACCAGGTCGCCAAAACCAGCACGAAGGGCACGAGCGGCGCGACTCTTCATTCGCTCATACGTGGAATTTTTGAAACCATTTTAATTTCCATGTGGGGCAGCGGGTTCGAGTTAGTTGTGGACCCGTATCGCCTGAAAAAACAAGGAATGATCGAGCTCACCACGTTCATGCTCACCGACGTCACGCTGAAGTACCCCCTGGCGTTTGTCGTGGCGAAGTACGTCATCAGCACGTAAATCTTTTTCCCGCGCTCCCTGGCGCGGCTAATCGTGGCGCGTGGGCGGGATTCGTTCCGCTCGCGCGCTACCAAGAAAGCGAGGAGACGATGTCGACAGATGAAGATCCAGAAGTAGTACCGGACGCAGGTGCGGCGGTCGATCCGCGGCCGGAAGCGAACCGTGAAGAGCGACGGGGAACGCGGCGAGTTCGCCTCCTGCGCTCCATTCTCTTGGGCTCGGAACACGCCGAAGAGGACTCCGTCCACGAAGTTTCGCGCGCTCTCGCGCACCGGCTCATCGGCGAAGGCTCCGCGGTCGCCGAAGGCGAACCCGAACCTGGCGATCCCGGCAATGCCACGACGGTAAACCGGATGGAGCATCCGACGAACCGCGACCCGGCGCCGCGGCGGATCTCCGGTCCTGCTCCAAAGGTTAGGAAGTAAGCAGTGCCTATCCCGTCCACCGCTCTCGCGTTTGGCGATGCCGATATCACCGCGATGTTTGCGGACATCGGCAGACCGATCACGGTGGGCGGTGTTGCGGGGAAGGGTTTCCTCAACGAAGCAGACGTGATCGTTGTACAGGACGTCGAGCGCGGACAGGTTTTGGTGAAGGCGACGACTCTCATAGTTCAGACGTCCGCATTTCCCGGCGTCGCAGTCGGTGCTGCAGTCATCGTCAACAGTAAATCGTTCACCGTCCGCGGCCGACTCCCAGGGGATGAGGATGGCGGAACCATGAAGCTTGAGCTCGGAGTCTAAGCATTGGTCCCAACGTCGATCCGCGAACAGATCATCATCGCTGCAGTGGCGGCTCTCAGTGTTTCAACCGTCACGAAGCGCGATGGCACGGTTGTCTCTAAGCCGGATGGCCTGACGATTCACCGCGAGCGCACGCGTGCTATCGAAAACGATTCGCTTCCGGCCATCATGCTCTACGACGACGACGATCCTCCAAAGCCGTTAGCCCAGCAAACCTACCGCGCTCCGCTAACCGAGCATCAGCTCTCGGCTGCTCTCGAATTGCGGGCGCAGGGTTCATCTGGAGTCTCTCCCGACGCCGCGCTGGACCCGTTGTACGTGTGGGCGATTCTCACGATGGGCGCTGATGAAACCTTCGGCGGTCTCGCGAATGGCATAGAAGAAGGCGCGACGACGTGGAGCTCCCGCGAGGGAGACGTTCCCATTGCTTCAGCGAAGTTACGCATCACCATTCGGTACCGGACGAGCAGGCTCGATCCGACTTCGAAGTCTTAAGGGAGGGAAAATGCAATCGATTTTGTATCCAGTTCCGCACGTGGTGATGCTCGGCAAGGGGTCTATCCTGCTCGACATCTTCGATCTAGTCACAGGACTGCCCACGGGTCTTCAGCATCTCGGAAACTGCACCAAGTTCGAGATCGACCTGAAGGACGACATCGCCGAGCTCTACCAGTCGCTCAACAAGAACGTGACGCTCATCGCGACCGCGGTGAAAAAGCGCCAGCCGAAAATCACCATCACGGGGACGGACTTTTCTTCGAATCACGTCGCCATCGCGCAAATGGCCGCGGGCAAAACGACGCTCGTTCAGACGGTGCAGACCATCACTGCCGAGCAGCTCATCTCCGCGGCGCAAGCTCCGAACGCCATCGGCCGGTACTTTCGCGCGGCGCAGATGAACGCGGACCCGACCGGGACTCCTCCCGTGCTGACGTCGAACGCCGTCATTCTCGCGCCTGGCACCGACTACATCCTCGTGGACCCGGTCCAAAATCTGTACTACATCCCCGTCGGCTCGACGATCTCGACGCATGCGGTGACGATCACCTACCACACGCTCGTGGGGTCTTTCGACCAGGTCGCTGCCGCCACGGTGCCGTTCGTTAAAGGGCACATCCTGTTCTCTCCAGATCCGGTCGACGGCCAGAAAATCGGCTGCGATATCTGGCGCGTGAACCTGAACCCCAACGGGCAATTCGGGCTCATCACGGAGGACTACGGGAACTGGACGCTCGACGGAAATATTCTCGACGACACGGCCAACCACCCGCTGTCGCCGTTCTACGAGTACACGTTCTTTTAGGGCGTCCTGAAAGCAGGAAGGGGGGACGCTTTAGGAGTGTCGAGGGGAGTCTCTTTTCTGACCCGAGGCTCCCCTCATCGCAGTCAGCGGGCGGCGTGGCCGTCCCGGAGGAAGTGAATGCTCGAAACGATTACGCTCGACGGCAGGAAATTCCGCCAGGTCACCGAAGCTCTCACCGCAAGCCAAGACGATTACATTCTCGCGCACATCCGGGCTGCCGGCGCGGTCGAAGTCCTCAGCGACCTCGACGGCCGTCAACGCTCAAAAGAAAAGCGCGCCGAGGACCTGCTCACTCGCATTCTGCTCACCGGCCAGAAGCACCACATCCTGGCCGGCTGTCTCACCGAGGAGGGCAAGGCGTGGAGCCGCAAAGACGCGGACGCCAACGCCGAACGCTTCGCGGCGATCACCGACGTGGCCGAAAAGACCGCGATGCAGCGAGAGATTGTCGGGTTCGTCCTCGGTTTTTTTACGTTCGGGGAACCATCCTCGGAGACTTCCCAGAAATCTTCGAGCCGGAGCGCAAAGGTCCCCCCTACAAAGAACGAGGCTCCGTCGACCTCGGAGACTTCTCGGCAATAATCCGCGCGGTCGCGCATCACGACGCGGGGCGGGTCCGTGAAATTTTCGAGTGGCCGCTGCGGGATCTCTTGCTCGCGTACCTCGAGTTTTTGAGAGCCGGCGCGCGGCGGAACTACGAATTGGAATTGCTCGTGTGGAGCTCGCTGGCTCCGCACCAGAGAAGGAAAGCCGATCCGCCGAAGATGCCGCGGATCTTGCGGGGTTAGCCGATGGCCGACGCTCCTGAAATCAAAGTCAAAATTACCGCGGAAGACGCCGGCGTGTCCGCGGCCATCAAGGAGCTCACTAGCCAACTAAAAAACTTGAAGAAGCAGCAGGACGAGACGGCCGGCTCCGGGCTCTCTCTCAAGAAGGCCTTCGAGGGCATCGTCCTGGCTGCCGGCGCGCTCGAGCTCGGCCGAATCGGGAAGGAGGCCTTCGATTCCGCCATCGATATCGGGAAGATGGCGGACAAGACCGGGCTCTCGACGCAGACGCTCTCTGTGTTCCACCACGTCGCCGAGGAAGTCGGCGTATCCACCGAGGGCGTCGACAAAGCTCTCATCAAAGCCGCGAAGTCTATCACCGAGTTCCAGCAGGGAACCGGGAAGGCGGCCGTCAGTTTTAAGGCGCTCGGGATCACCCAGAAGGACTTCATCGGCCTGAAGCCGGACGCCATGCTCGCGCTCGTGACCACGCGGCTCGGGCAGATGAGCGCGTCCTTCCAGAAGACCGCGGTCACCGCGGCGCTGTTCGGCGCTCGCGCCGGTACCGACATCATCCCCGTGGCGAACGCCATCGCCGGCGAGGGTTTCGACAAAATCACCGCGTCCGTCTCGCGGCTCGGGCTGCTCCTGGACCAGGACACCACGGATTCGTTCCGCGCGGCTAAGGCCTCGCTGCAGGAACTGAGCGACGCCGGGAAGGGCATGGCCACGCAGTTCGAAGCAGGGCTGCTCCCGGCGATCTCCGATGTGGGCGACGCCATCCTCGACGCGCTCGGGGACGACGGCGCCGGCGGCGCGTTCAGGGATATGGGGCATCTCGCGGGGACGGTCATCGCCTCCATCGCGTTCGGCCTGCTCTCTGTGGGCGCAACCGCGGGCCACGCCGCGGCCGAAATCGAGGAAGTCTTCGATTACGCGTTCAATCACACGAAGGAGTTTGCTAAAACGACTTTCGCCGCCATCGGCGGTTACATCACGGGCGGGACCGCGGGGGCGGCCGGCGCCGCGTCCGTGCAGCTCCTGTCCGCCACAGACGACGAGACGAAGGAGTTCACGGCTCGGCTCGCGGCCATCGACGACGACGCCAAAAAGCAGCAGGCCAAAATCTACGCGTCGCTGTTCCCGTCCGACGAGGAAGCCGCGAAACGAAAGAAGGAACGGATCTCGCGGCTCCGGCCGGACCAAAAGGAGGCGCCGGCTATCGACTCCTCCGCTCCTACCGGCGCCGCGGCGAAGGCTGCGCTCGCGCTGCTCGAGAAGCAAATGCAGGACCAGCTCGCCGTCCACCGCGCGTACGCGAAACAGACCGAGCAGGTCGACAAGGAAATGTACGACACCGGCCTGCTCTCGATTCACGAGTACTTCGAACGGAAGCGCGCCGCGATCCTGTCCGACAGCGAGGAGGAAATCGCCATCGTGGAGAAAGGCCTCGAGGCGGCTAAGGCCTCCGTGGCGAAGGCTGCGGACGCGAAACTAAAAGCCGCGACTCCCAAGGAGGCGGACGTTCAGGAAGGCGCGCGGCTGGCTGCTCTCGGGAAAGTCGACGAACTGGAAACGAAAATCACGGAGCTCCGCGTGACGTCCGGGACGAAGATCCAGGCGCTGAACGACGAGCAGTTCAAACAGACGGATGAGAACAACGCGAAAGTCGCGGCGTTCGAAAAGAAGCAGGCCGACTCGCAGGGCAAACGGCTGGAGGGGGTGAAGGCGGAGCTCGCCGTAGAGGTCAAACAGTACGAGCTATCGCTCCAGAAACAGGGAGTCGATTCCCCCGAGCAAATAAAAGCGAAGGTCTCTGCATTCGCACAGTTCGCCACTGCACAGGCCGCGTTCCAAGACGAACAGAAGTCTGGAGCCGACGCGATAAAGGTCCTGGACGATCAGAAAGCCGCCATCGAGGACAAGGTTCAAAACGGGAAGCTCTTCCAGCTCCAAGCGGACCAGCAGATCCTCGACCTCTACCGGCAGCAGCTCCCCGCTCTGCAATTGATTGCCGACCAGATGACGGCGAACGCGAAAACAGAAGACGAAGTCGCGCAGGCAGCGGACTTCCAGGCGAAGGTCGACAAGGTGAAGACGGCAACCAACATCGCTGGCCAGCAAATGAAAACCTTGAGAGCCGGCGTGCAGGAGTCGCTCACCACCGGGCTGTCGGGGGCCTTCGACATGCTTTTTCAGGGAACGCAGAACGTCGGCCTGGCGTTCAGGAACCTGGCCTCGAGCGTGGTGTCGTCCATCGCGAAAATGATCGCGCAGATGTACATCCAGCTCCTCGTGACAAAACTTTTGAAGGCGGCGATGGGAGGGTTCTCCGGCGGCGGCTCCGTCGGCGGCGTCGCGGGCGGACTGAATACGTTCGGCGCCGCGGAGGGCGGACTCATCACGGGTCCTGGCGGTCCGAAGTCCGACTCCATTCCCGCGCGGCTCTCTCACGGCGAGTACGTCGTGAAAGCCTCAGCGGTCGACACGATCGGTGTCAGAACCCTCGATGCTATCAACCGCGGCATGGGCCCGTTCTCTATCGCGAGCGCGCCTCTTATGCAGTTCGGTGAGGGCGGTCTCGTGGGAAGCAGCGCCGGCGCCGGCGGTGGAGGCGACTCGAATATAAATCTGGGAATCAGTCTCGACGAGGGCCTGATTCTAAAGCATCTCTCGAGCAAGGCGGCGGGGAACATCATCCTGCAGCATCTCACGAACAATCCGAAGGCCGCGGGGAAGGCGCTTTCGAGGAGCTCTTAAAATGTCCGTGCAAATTGGAACCGCGACCGACTACGCCGACCTCTTGAATCAGCTCGACACGTTTCTAACGGCGACCGGCATGGCGCTCAAGCCGTCCTTCGTCGGTACGGGGAACGGGACCATCGTGGCGCTCGGCGGATCCGCCAGCGTCGCCGAAACGATCACCGTCACGTTCACCGACGCGACGCACTTCGGCGTGGTGGGCTCCGTCTCCGGCTCGCTCGGGTCCGGCACGGCAGGCACGGCGTTCGCCTCGACAAAAGCGAACCTGACCGTCACGGCCGGCGGGACGGCGTTCATCTCTGGCGACGCGTTCACGTTCGCGGTGTGCCCGCCGTGGACTTCACTCCGGCGCGTGGCCGGGTCCGAGATGATCTGGCAAGCTCCGGGAAACGGAGGCCTCGACCAGATCATCGTCGGCGCCAAAACTTTCTCGAACGTCCCCACCGACTACTACAATTGGCGGCTCGGCGGGTTCAGCGCGTACAACTCCGGCGCGGCGTTCAACGCGCAGCCAGGCTACATCGGCGGCTCGGGCCAGGCTCATCCGTCTCCGGTTCTCACGCTGTGGAACTCCACGACTCCCTACTGGTTTATCGCCAGCGGCCGGCGCGTGATGGTCATCGCCAAGGTCTCCACCGTGTACGTCACGGCGTATCTGGGATTCCTGGCGAGCTACATGGCTCCGGGTTCTTTCCCGTACCCGCTCGTGGTCGGGGGGAACCTCGCGTTCAACGTCGAACCGGGCGCGACCGATCCATCCTGGCGCTGGAGTTACACGGGCGCCGAGATGCGGAACTTTCCGATTCCGTTCGCGACCGGCGTGCCGAACGACTACGCGAGCTCGCTCGAGCTCCGGCTCCCGTCGGGTGCCTGGCGCGGGTTCGACATCTACTCCGGGGACCACACGTCAGGGCAGGTGTGGCCGTTCGCGTACGTCAGTCCGACGCTCTACGACTGGCGGCCGAATCTCGACGGTAGTTATCCACTGCTCCCCGTGGTGCTGTTCGATTCGACGCCGGATATTTTCGGCGAGCTCGACGGGGTCCACGCGACCAGCGGGTTCTCGCAGGGGTCCGAGAACACGATCACCGTCGCCGGAATTCCGTATCTCGTGGTGCAAAACGTGTTCCGCAACACGAAGGCGGATTTTTTTGCGGTGCGGCTGGCCTAAGAGGAAAACATGAGCTATCAAACCGGGACCGCGGCAACGTCGACCGACCTGCTCCAGAAGATTGTCACCTGGCTCGTGAGTCTCGGCTGGACGCAGGACCGCAGCGCGGTCGAAGGCTCCGGCTGGACGGCGTCGCTGCACCACAATGGAAACTTCGTCCACATGCGCGCGGTCGAAGGCGAGGCCTCCGTTCCCTGGCATTCGAATCTCGCCGGCGCCTACGTCCTGGACATGACGCTCGGGACGGCGTTCAGTTCGGGGCAGCCGTTTGGCAGTCAATCCACGGGCGCTCCGCTCGGGAGTTCCACGTTTCCTATCGGCGTGGGGATGCAACTCACCGCCGGTCCTTTCTCGAACTACTATTTTTTCGCGGACTCCACGGCCGACAACATCGTCATCGTCGTGGAGAAAACTCCGGGTCTCTTCGTTCACATGGGGTGGGGGCTCTCGCTTCAGAAGGCCGGCGCCTGGACGGGCGGTCCGTATTTCTTCGGCTCCTCCTCTGGTTTTTACGCGGGCGAGGTGATTGTCGCGGCGAACGCGCCGGGATACACGAGTACCTCGGATTGCCCAGGGGTGAATGGAGACTATTTGGGCGGTGGGTGTTGTTTCGTTCGCGCCGACGTCGACACCTACACCGGGCTCTGGGTGAGCATCGCGACCGACATCGGCTCGCGCGACCAGGGCTTTGCGGGGCGGGAAGGCGACAGCTCCGTCAAAGGCCAGAGCAGCGTGATGAGCTCCTACTTCCCGATCTACGCCGACGGGCCTCAAACTTATAAATTTCAGTACGAGCAGACGAGCGCGCAGGACGGGCGCGCGAATCTGCTCCCCGTCTATCTGTGGGTCCAGCGCGACGGAACGACCACCGGGTACTCCATGCTCGGGACGCTCCCGAATATTTTCTGGGCGAACGCCGTCGGGAACGGTTTTTCGAACGCCGACGAATACGTGCTCGGCGGGACGACGTACAAGCTCTTTCCGAACTTCGCAGTCCTGAAGCAGTAGGGGACCGATGGCGAACTTTGCAGGTGTGCTGAACTCTTTCGCGGTGCGGCTCGATCCGACAAATCGCTCGTCGGATATTACCGCGGGGGTGTTCTCGAGCACGCGGTCTATCGGTTTCGGCGCTCCTGTTCTCATCGGGCCCGCGCGCGGTGAACCGGCCGTGGCCATCTCTCACAGGAATCTCGCCGGCCAGCGCATGGAAACGTTCGGCGGGCAACTCTTCGGCCGAGTGATTGTCGTTCCGCGGCTGAAGGCGCTCGGGTTCGTTTTGACCTCGACGCAGTTTCCCGTCGAGGTGTGGAACGCTTTTCGCGAGTCCATCGAGACGCTCGTATCGATCACCATCACGGGCGCCGGCGGTCTCACGCTCACCGACGTTCACGGCGAGCCGCTGAGTTTCGCGGCGCTCGATTCCTACACCTACCAGGTGACGCTCCCAGGCGCGGGGCCCGCACAAGTACTTCAGGATGTGGTCTTCGCTTTCACCGGCGTCGCCGGCACGGACCTCGAGGTCACCGGTTCGCGCATCACGCTGTTTTCCGTCGCGCCGGAGTGGGGCGAAGGAATGGAAGAGACGCTCGAGTACTTCACGGACGTGCTCCGCTCCTATTCCGACGCCGAGCAGCGGCGCGCGCTGCGCCAGCTCCCGCGGCGTGCGATGCGGTTTCGCGCGCTCACGCTCAACGCGCGCGACGCCGCCGGCATGGAGTCGCTCATTTGGGGCTGGCAAAACCAACCGTTCGGCGTCCCGTGGTGGCCGGACGCGCAGCCGCTGCTCTCCTCCATCGCGGCCGGCACGTTCGTGATTCCCGTGGTGACCACCGACCGGCAGTTCGCTCCGGGCGGCCTCGTGGCGATATGGGCGGATGAGTACACATTTGAGGCGCTCTCGATTGTCACCGTGAATCCCGGTTCCGTGACGGTCTCTTCACCGACGGTGAACGCCTGGCCTGGCGGTCCGCAGTCGCTAGTCATTCCCGTTTTTCTGTGCCGGCTGCCGGCCGCGGTCGACGTCGCGAGGCACAGCAGCGAAATCGACCAGGTGGACCTGAATTTCATCGGCGAGGCCTCGCAGCCGGCGCCGGCTCCCACCGCGGCGCCGACGCAGTTCATGGGATTCGACGTCCTGGAGATCCCGCCGAACTGGCGCCAGGCGCCGCTGAAGCGAAGCTACAAGCGGTCGATGGTGACCATCGATCCGAAAGTCGGGCCGATTGAAGTCGTGGACAAAGGCGGCACCGCGCTCGTGGGCCGAGTTCCCGTGGTGGCTGAACACGCATCCCGTGGTGACCGCATTCCGCGCGTTCATGCTCCGGCGGTTCGGGCAGTTCAGTCCATTTTGGATTCCGACTTGGGACCAGGATCTGGTCCTGTACCAGGACGTGGGCGCGAGCGACTCGGGCATCCGAATCAAGTCGGAATTCTACTCGCGATTTTTCTTTCCGACGGAGGCGCGCCGGTTCATCGCTTTCATCCCCGTCGACGGCTCCGGCAATGTGTACGCCAAGGTCACCGGAGCTATCGATAATGGCGACGGTACCGAGAACCTCACGCTCTCAGCTCTGACGGGGAAGGCCTTCCCGGCCGCTACCACGATGGTTTCGTTTCTCACGCTCGTGCGGCTCGAGGCCGACCGCGTGTCCATCAAGTGGGATTCGACGGACCACGCCGAGTCGCTGCTCTCGCTCGTGGAAGTTCCGCGGGAGGTCCCGTGAGTTTCGACGCGCTCGAGCAATCCGGGTACGCCGCGCAACCCTACGAGCTCTATCTCTTCCAGGGTGTGGGGATCTCGTTCGCGCTCACCAGCGCCGACAATCCGATCACCTACTTGGGCGAGGTGTACGCGAGCTCGACGATCTCGCGCACCGGCGTCGAGCAGTCGAATGAAGTGGTCTCCGGCCAGATCAGAGTTTTTATTCCGAAGGACCACCCGCTGGCCAGGCTGCTCCTCCCGTATCTGCCATCGTCGCCGATTGCCATCACCGTCTTTGGCTCGCACTACGCCGACGCGGAGACCGTGGTGCTGTTCACCGGCGTAATCGCTTCGGCGCGGTTCACCGACCAATGCGAGCTCACTTGCAACTCTGCACAGTACTTATTGCAAAGGAAAATCCCGCAGCAGCTCTACCAGGCGCCGTGCTCGCACATCTTCGGCGACGCCGGCTGCGGCGCGGAACTCTCGGCGCACACCTACGTGGGCACGGTCACCGCGATTGATTCGACCGGGACGGTGCTGACGATTCCCGCGTTCGCCGGGCTGCCGGACACGCTGCAGGCCGGCTACCTGCAGGCCGGCGACGAATACCGCATGGTAGTGGCGCACGCTGGCGCGACGGTGACGCTCATCTCGCCGATCACCGACCTGACCGTCGGCGCCTCTGTCTCCGGGACGGCCGGCTGCGCTCTCACGTTTTCCGCGTGCGCGCACTACGGGCGCACGATCAGTTTTCTCGGGTTCGATCTGATTCCGACCGTGAACCCGTTCGATGGCAGCGCGAGTGTCGGATAAAAGGAGGCGTCATGGTCTGGAATAAGTACTGGGTGTGGGGCTGGGTCGCGATCATTCTCGGCGTCACGTTTTACGAATTCTGGGCGGGGTGGGGAACTGGGAAGCACACGCCGATGCTGACGCAGGTCATCATCCACTACGTTCCCAAGGAAGTCGCGATCCCGATTCTCGTGTGGGTCGACTTTCACTTTTTGATTCGGTATTTCAACCCGGCGTACACGGCCAGTCTCAACAAGTGAGGCGCCGCGCGCGCGCGCGAAAGAGGTGACGTCTTCTTCTGGCTCCTGCTCCTGCTCTTTGTCGCGACGACCGTAGTCGGCGTTTTGCTGTCTCCGCATCCCGTGGGGCCGCAGCCGTCGGCGCTCGGGGACTTCTCCGTCCCGACGGCCGAGGAAGGCCGCGCGATTCCAGTGGTCTTCGGCACCTGCATGATCAAAGGCGGGAACACCGTGTGGTGGGGCGACCTGCGAAGCCACGCGGTGAAAACCGGCGGCGGGATTCTTGCTCTCGGCCGAACGCAAATTTCCGGCTACCAGTATTTTCTCGGCTGCCAGTTCATGCTCTGCCACGGGCCCGTGGACGCGCTCGTAGATATTCAGGCGGACGTGAAGACCATCCCAATGACCACCGCGGTCATCGAGAATGGCGACGGCAGCGAGAACTATATCCAGGTCACCGCGGCCGGCATTAATCTTTTCGGCGGCACCGCTCCTGGCGGCGGCGGTGGGATCTCCGGGATCATCAATTTTTACCGCGGCCTCCAAACGCAGCAGCCGGACGACTACCTGTCCGCGAAGCAGAACCGCATTGTCACGGACCAGTCGGGAATCGGCAGCGACTTCCACGGCGTGGGGAACGGCGTGATCACTTCGCTGTCCGCCGGCAGCGCCGCGCTCGACGAAACGTTCACAATCACCGCCATCGGCATCGACGCGAACCCGCTGCACGGTACGTTTCAAAAGATGAAGTTTTCCGTGGTGGGCTCCGTCTCCGGCTCGCAAAGCAACTCGACGGAGAACAGCGACGCCTCTTTTGGGTGTTGGGCCGACCAGGCCTTTTCCTGCAACCGCATCAACGTCCTCATCGCCACGGGCTCGATCCAGTTCGCGCCTGGCGACCAGTTCATCATCGTGACGCAGCATTCCCACACGGCGTCCGCGTACCGCGGGAAATGCTACGCGGTCTTCAAGCAGCTGTACGTGGGGACCTCGAACTATTTGAAGCCGCTCGCGTTTGTGGTGCGGCGCTGTCCCGATCCGCTCGCGCAGGGGCCGAGTATCGCCAACATCGCCGGCGACGCGAACCCGGCGCTCGCGGTCTACGAGGCGCTCACGAACGTCGACTACGGTCTCGGCATCCCGACGGCGCGAATGAACGCGGCAAGTTTCACGGCCGCGGCGGTCACCCTGGCGGCCGAGGGGCTCGGGATCTCCATGCAGTTCGACACGCAGGCGAGCGCGGACCAGCTCGTCGGTGAAGTCCTCCGGCACTGCGATGGACTCGTTTACACCGACCCGGCGACCGGCTTGTGGACCATCGTCCTCGCGCGCGGCGGCTACGACCCGACGACGCTGCCGGTCCTGACCGTCGACAACATCCTGGCCACGCCGGATTTTTCGCGCGGCTCGTGGAGCGAAACGAGCAACCTGCTCAACGTGCGCTATTCGTCGCGCGAGGCGAACTTCGAGGACCGCACGATCCGCGCGTACGATCCGGCGAACATTTCCGTCACCGGCGAGGTCCGGCCGCAAGTCATCGACTTTAAAGGCCTGAGCTCCGAGGCCGCTGCCGGCCTCGTGGCCATGCGGGTCCTGAAGACGCTCACGTATCCCCTGGCCAAGATCAAAATTGTCACGAACCGCTCCGCCTGGCAGCTCCGGCCTGGAGGCCTCTTCCGTTTCACTTGGATTCCGCTCGGCGTGGTGAACCAAGTGTTTCGCATCACGCGCATAAGCTACGGCGAGCTCACCGACGGGAAAATCAGCATCGACGCGGTCGAGGACATCTTTGGAATTAACAGCGTGGCGTTTGTCGCTCCGCCGGCGTCCGGGTGGGTGAACCCGGCCGGCGCCGCCACGCCGTGCTCGGCCGAGCAGCTCGTGGAGCTCCCGTACTCTCTTATGCAAAGCTCCGCGCTGCCGGCCGGCATCTACGCGCTCGCGATGGCCGTTCGCGACCCGGCGGTCGCCGAGAAGTCCTTCGAGATCTGGCTCAATCCCGGCAGCGGGTTCACCGACTCCGGGATCTTGTCGGAGTTTTGCCCCGCCGGCGTGCTCAATGCCGCGTACGCCGCCAGTGGGCCGGCGTTCGATTCCACGGGGTTCGTGCTCTCGGCAGCCGGCGGCGTCGACCTCGACTTGCTCACGGCCGCGGCGCCGGCGGACTACCTGGCCGGCGCGAATCTCTGCATGATCGATAACGAGATCCTGGCGTGGACCACGCC